TCTCAGCCTGGACGCATGCGCGCCGCGTGGCCGCGTGGTTCTGTGGGCAATGTGGGCAATTGCAAACGGATTGCCCACATTGCCCACAAGTTTGGGGGCGTGGGCATCTGTGGGCAATGTGGGCAATTAAAACGTTGCCCACAGAAGTCGCTAAGCGTCTACAGTTATGCTTTACAGATTATATACTGTACGCCTATACAGTACATATAATTTTTATACTGTTAAATAAAAACCATTACCCACATTACCCACAACGTATGAATCCACCTATTTTTTTAGATACTTAAGCGTGGGCAATTTGTTTCGATTCCGTTGCCCACCGAATGACCCACATTGCCCACACCTTGCGCCTGTCCGCAGAATGGTCGTGTTCTGTTATTTGTAAGAAATTGTTTGACAGCGTAGCGCGAAACTGTTTTAATTGCTCCATCGACAACGCAACTGGAGCACATGACATGACTCGTTATTCACACGTTCTGATGATTCTCGCTTTGCCGCTATTGATTCTTGCGCCCTTTGTTGCCGCTGACGTGCGTTTCATCGCGTGGCTGGTCGGCGCCTTTGCGTCTCTTGCCGCTATTGGTTTTCACCTTGCAAACGATTGACCGTCTACCGTAAACTAAACTCTGACAATCCACTACACTAAAGGACACTCCACCATGTACACACTTACTGTCTCTCTCGCCACCTTGCGCGCCGCCCGTACCCACGCCGCCGAAAAGGACGTGCGCTACTACTTGCAAGGTGTCTACCTGGACACGGCCGCCGGTAAGGTAGTTGCTACCGACGGGCATCGCCTGTTCGTTGCCCATGCCCGTGGCGTCAAGTCAGACTGCGCGTCTGTCATCGTGCCGAACGCCACCATCGATGCGGCGCTGAAGCAATTCACGGGCGACTACGCTCGCGGCAAGATGTTAGGCGCCGTTGATGTCGTCATCACTATTGACGCCAATACGATCACAATTGCCACACCTATTGGCAAGGTGACAGGTGAGGCGCTCGACGGCCGGTTTCCAGACTGGCGCCGCGTCGTCCCCAAAGCTGAGGACGTAGGCGATCAGGTGCCGGCTGTGCTCAACACTCAGTATCTGGCCGACGCATGCGAGGCGCTGTCGATTGCTCGCAACCTGTCCAAAAAGGCCGCGAGTCAACACGCCATCCGTATCCACATGCGCGGCGAGTTCCCGACGATCGTGACGGATAACACTATCGGCGTGCTCGCGCTCGTTATGCCCATGCGCAACGACCTAAACGCCGACGTGGCGCGCATGGCCTGTCGCATGGCGCACGATGATGCGCTGGCCTACAGCGCCGAGACGGCCGCCGACGTGGCCGCTGAAGCTGCCTAACCATCACACCACACGGGCGGCGCCCACGGCCGCCCACACTCACTACAATCAACTGGAGTAAACACTATGACGACTGCAACCACACTTGACCTAACCGCTGACGTTATCGACGTTCGCGACATCATCGCCCGTTATGAGGAGCTCGCCGCTGACATGCCAGAAGGTACAGACGCGGCCATGTACGAATGGCTCGACGCTAACCCCAAGCTCCGGCAACTGTCGGACATTCTCGCCGAGCTCGCCGGGTACGGCGGCGATGAACAATGGCGCGGCGACTGGTACCCGGTCACGTTGATCGACGACGCCTATTTTGTCGATTACGTGCAGGACATGCTCGCCGATTGCGGCGAGGTGCCGCGCGACCTGCCGGACTATATCGAAATAGACTGGCGCGCCACGGCGCGCAACGTCCAGACGGATTACTCGTCCGTTGAAATCGACGGCCGCACGTACTGGTACCGCTAACATGGACGGCCAACGATACGTAGTCCTAACCCTGTGCGGCCACCATTACGAAAACGTATGGGAGCTCGACGGCGAACCGGAAGTTTTCGAGAGCGCCGGCGAGGCTGAGGCCGCATTGGCTGAACACTTGCGCGAGTGCCAATGGGCAGTAGACGCTGGGCACCTTGACGCCATGCCAACGCGCGACGCGTTCCGTATCGCGCCGCACGTTTCGGACCTTTTGACCGCGTAAACCATAACCAACTGGAGACCATAGACCATGAAAACCGCAACAATCGCCGCCGCGCTCGCCGTGGCTACCCTCGCCACTGCCGCCCATGCTGACGTATTCGCTACCGGCCCCATGGCCGACGACCGCGACGGGCGCGTGGTGCTCACCACCGAAATATGCGCCCAAAAGCTCGACACGCTGGCGCTCGGCACCAATAAAAGCGCCCTAGATGGACTGCGCCGCGCGTTCTACTATACGGGCGCGGGCGTGACCAATGAGGGCTGCTGGAAGCATGAGGCCGGGACCGTGCTGCTGGTGTGGCCGTCTGAAAACATCATTCGCCGTCGGCCTATTAAAAATTTTAAGCTAGAGGCCGCCGCCGTGGGGCCGACGTGGGACACGTTCCGATGACCCGCTGGCTGCGCGGCCTCTGGCGTCGTCTGGAGGCCGCGCACCACTACGAGTGGCGCCGCGTGCCGCCGCCCAACTGGGCGTGCTCACGTCGGCGCTGGGGTGGCGACTATTGGTAGAGGGTAACAGTATGCACAACCTGACAACGCTAGAGGGTATCGAGTTTGAACGCGACATAGGCCGACCGCCTGACCCGCCCATTGACCCTGAGACCACGTACAGAACGCCTGAGCGCGCGCGCTGCACGCTCAGTACGGATGAGATGCGCGCCATCCTGGGCGAGTACGACGCGGGCCACAGTACGCCTGAGCACGCGCCCGCAGTAGGCGACGCCATCGAGCCTGACCACTACAAGGTCGGCGGCATCGAGACCATCGACTACATGCGCGCTAAGAGTACGCCTGAGGAGTTTGAAGGCTACCTGCGCCTGTCGGCGCTCAAGTACCTGAGCCGCGTCGGGCATAAGAACGGCGACCACGACGCCGCGCGAGCCGAAGAGTATAAAAAGGCGCGCTGGTTCATCGACCGACTGATACAGGAGATCGACCCATGAGCGCGCCCGTAGACCGCGACGAGCTCACGCGTGTAGTGAAGCTCTACACCGAGGCCGTGTACAAGCTGCTGCACTACGAGGCGGCGCTACACCGCATAGCCAATATGAGCCGCGACCAGTGCGAGGACGCACACGCCATCGCACGGCGTGCGCTGGAGCGGCTGAACGATGGCCAGAGTCGAGCTAACTGAATGGTGGCGGCGGCGGCTGGGTCGATGGATCGACCTTGCGCGCAAGGACGCGCGCCGGCCCCGCTGGCACCGCCCACCGCCGCCCAGTACGCGCACCACAGTACGCGCTCGCTACCATCAACTAAAGGCCAAGCAACGTGATCTACTTTCTCTTGACTATCGCCGCGACCGTCATCCTTGACTGGCTATTTTCCGACCACTGATAGCATGGGCTCCAGGCCTTCGGCCATCCGTCGCAACTCTGACTTGCCGAGGCTCGCAAACTGCGGGTGAGCAAAAACGTGCTTCTTGGTTGGGAACTCGCGTGAGTGCAAGCGCCCACAATCGACCCACCCTGCATCACGCAACGCGTGCATGAGCGCCGCCTGTACGACCTTGACGCCTGACGGCGCGAGGCCTTGCAGACGGTCGCAGATGGAGTAGAAGGGCGAGGCGATCACGCCGCGCGCAAAGTCGCCCTGCCGCGTGCGGATCATCTCGACGAGGAACGACTCGGCGGTACTCATGGCCGACTCGATCATAATGAGTTTGGCCTCAGTCATCGGCGGCGCGGCGCCGGGGTTGAAGGCCGACACATCGCGGGCGTCGAGCCACGCGGCGACGGCTTGGAAGCCGCCCGCGTAGTACCAGCTCCAGAGCGCGCGCGCCTCGGCGGGCGGCATCCGGTCAGCGTCTGACCAGACGACGAACCAACGCCGATCGTCTGATGGCAGACTGATCGCAGCGCGCTCGTTGCTAAACGACACCACCAGTACGCGGTTTAGCGCCTCGTAAGGGTGTAAGCCCTTACGGTTGACCGTGAGCAGCTCAGGCGGCGCAGCAATGATAGGCTTGAGGCTGTTTTCGAGTGCCCGACGGTCTCGCGCCTCGGCCTGTCGCAGCTCGTTGATGACGATGACCTCGGACTCCAGCGCGTAGCCCCACTGACTGTTGAGCTCCTCGTTGCGCACCGTGGTGACGTTGACGCGCTGATCGCCGCCGATAGACCAGAAGAACGGCGCCCAGAGTGTGTCCTTACCACTGCCAGGCTTGCCGGCGTGCAGTACGGCATGGTTGATCTTTTGGTTGGCGTGCTGGCGCTTATAAGCCATCACATCGAGCACATGCTCGCGCTCGGCGGGGTCTGGGATCATGCGCTCGGCGTGGGCGAGCCATGGCCCGACATCGCCTGCACTGACAGTAGGTCTAGCGTCGCGCCAGCGGTTGCCGTAAACGACACCGTTACGGCTAACAAGGATGGACTCGCCGGCTGCGAACGTAACGCCTGCGAGCACATGCGCGCCCATGGCCTGACGGTTCTCGTCGTAGCAGACCGACGCCTCGATGCGGCGGTTGTTGTGGATGCTGTGGCACGTCACATGGCGGAACAGGGCGTTGAACGACGTGCGGGCGATCTCATGGCGCTCGGCTAAATCAAAATAAGCATCGTCGCTCACAACGTACGCGAAACGCTCGTACCACTTGGATTTCTCGACGCGACCGAGCTCACGGCGCTCGACCTCTTTGATGACCTCGGCGGCTTCGTCTGGGTATTCTTCGGTCGGTGTGATCTTCGACAAAGCAGCCTCCATCTTCTTAGCGAGCAGGTCATCGCGCAGGCCGTAGCCCGTCTTGGGGCCGCCCTCGGCCTCGACCCAGCGTAGGAACTTCTCGCTGTTCCAGTCGCTGCAATGCCCATGGAAGCAAGTATAACTGCGCGTGACGGGGTGATACCGCCCTTGCGCATCGGCTGTGGTGTGCTCGGCGTGGTTCGGGCACACGACGCCGTACCAGCCTTCGGGGTTGGCCTTGGCGAGCAGTAGCCCGCGTTCTTGTATCCACTCCAGCACGTTGTCGAGGCCGTCATCTTCGATGGCGATGCCATGGATACAGGCCGTATCGACCTCGCCCGGCGTGACGCCGCAGGCTGTAACGATCTGCGTTAAAGAGAACTCGCGCTCGGGGTGGAACTCAGTCAACACGGCGGCGAAGTTGTCGCGGCCTTCCTTCAAGTTAACGCTGCCCTCGATGCGGAAGTTACGCACCGGATTCACCGCACCAGGGTCAGTGTAGCCCGCCTCGGCCATAGCCTTGATCGCGGCGCTGAACTCGCCCTTGGTCGGCTGATCGTCAAGCCCAAAGGTGTAGCCCCACTGGAAGTTGCCGGGGCTAGTCTCCAGCTTCCACGTCGGCTCAATGGGCGGCGTCTTGCTCTTGGTGCCAATGTCATCGAGCACCATGAACGCCACGCGCTCGCAGTTAGCCGCCGACGCCGACACGCCGTCCGTCAGGCGGTCAAGGATGAAGCAACCCGTGTTGGCGTACCACGCGCCCTTGGGGTTGCGCATGTACTTGCCGTAGAGGCCCGCAGGCCAGGTGTAGCGCGGCGTGCCGTCCTTGTGCATCAAGTGCTCGCCGTTGCGGACGATCGGCACCTGACGCACGAATAAAATTGTTTCCCCTTCGGGAGCGATACTGTTAATATATTCAGCGAACTTCATCGTGACATCTCCAGTCCTGTGTTTAAGCCCGGCCTAACCCGCCGGGCTTTTTTACTTACCATACCGCTCCATCACCTTGACTTCGGCGTTGAGCGGGAAGCCCTGAGCCCAATCAGGCGTGGTGCACATAACCTCATGCAAATGCTCGGCGACGAACTCCGCCGCCTCGCTCGCACACTCGATAACGATTTCGTCGTGCACATGCAGCACAACGTCAAACCCCATGCGATCCAGCTCGCGTAGGCTGTGGCGCAACAAATCATTGGCCGTGGCCTGTGTGATGTTCTCGCAGGCAAGCCCCTTCCATAACCGTGCGCGGGGCCACTCTTTAGCGTCCTGCGCAGGCTTCCATGCTGCCTTGAGAT